AGCTTCCTTGCTCGAACGCGCAGGCAAGCACTCGGGAAAACGGAGCGGTCCTGCCCCTGTAGTGCAACGGGGCAGGAAGGGTGGCACCTTCGTCGTCACCAAGAGTGGCGAGAAACGCTACGTCAAGAAAGCGTGAGACGGCATGGGTGAGGAGCTGAAAACGTGGAAGCGCTACCAACCTCGCGAAGACAAGCCTGAACTCTCGCGCGAGGAGCGCCGCGCGCTGCACAAGCTGCGCATGGAGGCGAAGCGCGCTGGCGCTTCTCTGTCCTCCGCAGGGCGAGGCGGGCTGAGCCCCTCTCTCGTCCTCACGATCTTTCGTCGCGACAAGTACCGCTGCAAAGTGTGCGGCGGTGATGGCAAGGAGAGTGGCGGACTCCAGCTACACCACAAGGGGAACGTCGAGAACCCTGCAAGCCGGTGGCTGGCGCAAAAGGGCCGCTCTAACGATCCAAACAACATCACAACGATCTGCGCATCCTGCCATGACAACATCCATGACGAAGACCGCGCAAAGGGAGAGCCGGATGAGTAGGGCGGTCACGGCGTTGTTTCAGCGCCTCTCCGTAGAGCGCGATGAAGCCATCCGGCCACCCGGTGCAGGGCTCGCCGGTTGGTGGACAGAGAAGGATGGGCGCCGCCTACTTCTCGTCTCTCAAGGCGATGCCTTCGATGTGTACCACGGCAGGAAAGAACCGATCGTGTTCTCCGTGAGCCCCGCCACTGCGCTTCGCTTGGCTTGGTGGATCATCTGGTCCTGGTGGGTCGTCGGCACCTGGTGTGGTGTCAAGACGCGTCTCTGGACCTGGGCTCTCAATCGAATCGTCGCCGATGCCGAGAAAACCATCACGCGCTGAGATCGCACGCGCCACACGCGCCCAGCGCGCACAGTCTGACCGTGTCCTAGATCGGATGGCGATGAGTCCTGTGCGGCGTGCCTTCGACGCGGAGCAGGCTGCGTTTCTCCAGACGATGTCGCGGGTGGAGCGTCGCCGAATGCGCGATGACGCAGACATGAGCGTGCTGCGGCGCTTTCACGGCCACATCTCATCTGCGCTGCACCGCACTGCCGGCCGACTCCAGAACGAGCTTGGCGCGTCTACGCGTGACTCTGTGGAGGCTTCTCTGCGAAGTCTCGCTTCGTTTCTTGGCAAGGTGCAAGGTGAAGCGGGGCCTCTCGATGATGACGCCGTATACCGGCAGATCGCGAGTGCGAGACGCGCCCACATCGACGCAATGCGCCACCAGGCGATCTCAAGGCTGCGCCCTGCTATTGAGGAGCGCGTTTGGATCCGCGTTCGTGATATGGCTGCGACTGGCAAGCACTCGATCGGTGATCTCGTCAACGCCGCTGCCGAAGAGATGGACGCGCAGTGGTGGCAAGTGGAGCGCATCGTTCGCACCGAATCCAGCTACGCGTTCAACCATGGTCAAGCCGAAGGCGTCCGCACGCTGGCCAAGCACTACAAGGGCATGATGCAGCGGTGGACCGAGCTGATCGACGATGCTACTGGCAAGCCTATGGATAATCGCGTCGCATTCGACTCGATCATCATGCACGGCCAAGTGGCACCGCCAGGTGGGCAGTTCACCATGCCATCTGACCCGCGAGCGCCTGCACGCATGGTCGGAGTGTCCTGGCTACAACCGCCCAACCGCCCGAACGATCGTGCTGTGCTGACACCGTGGATGCCTGGCTGGGCCGTTCCTGCTTGGCAGTACCGAAGTGGTCGTCGTGTGCGGTTGCGTTGACGACTTCGCGCCTGCTAGCATCCAAGTCACCCTCCGAGGAGAATCTCATGGCGATCGATCCGAACAAGATGGCAGCTTTCGCGCAGCAGGGTCCGAAGCCCGGCAGCGCCAATCTCGCGCAACTCGGTAAGGGTGGCGGCGAAGACAGGAGCGTCGAACCCGCACCGCCCAGCGAAGACATGCAGGAGGGTGGACAGGGGCGCTTCAGCAAGCTGATCTCGCTGCTCGAAGAGAACGCCGAGGAGCTTGAGGCTTGCTGCGACGAACTTGACCCCGAGCAACTCGCCAGCCCCGACAAGCCCTTCGACGACGACAACTATGACATCTTCATGGAGTCGTTTGCCTCCATGGAGGATGATCTCAAGGATGAACTTGTCTCGGCACTCGCCGATGGCCTGACACCGGAGCAAGCCGATCAACTCGCTACCCACCTGGAAGGCGAGAACATGATCGAAGACAGCGAACGCGTCGCGAACTACCTGCTCCACATCGCTCGTGCCATTGAGGCTGGCGCGATCGGAATGGACGAGGAAGAGGGCGGTGAGGCTGTTCCCGATGAGGAATCCGAGGAGGACGAGGAGGAGTACGGCGAGGAGGAGGGCGACGACGAGGATGGGGATGAGGAGTCCTCTGAAGCCTGATTGCTAGACGCCCTGAAGTCGTCTACGCTCATCTCATGGCCAAGCCCGCACAGACGATGCTCAGCGCCGATCAGATTCCGCAGCCGTACCCGCAGGAGGAATGCTGTTCCCCTGCGTTTTCGCGATACTACGGGTTCAGACGGCCCGGTGCGACCTTGCCTGATCAAAAGGGCAATCTCGGCTTCGTCACCATGAAGGCACCGGATGCCTTCGCCGAGAACCCCGATCCTAAGTACAGTCCTTTTGTGATCACTCGTCGCTGAGAACGACTCGGAGGCTTTCCATGATGTTTCGAGGACCGCGACCGGCTGCGCAGCCACGCACTCTCCGCTCGATCGCCGAGGACAAAGGCACGGCCCCCGCTGGTTTTGTCGATGGTGGCATCGCACCGAGCGGGCTTCCGATCAGCGCGCCAACTGCGATGCAGCACTACGTCGGGAAGCTGCCCGGTGTGATCCCCGGCACCGCCATGCCGCCTGGGCCTAGCCCATTCGGTGTTGTGCGCCGCTCGCGTTGACCACTTCTTCGATCAGGAGTTGAGACATGACTCGAAATGACCAACTGGCGCAGATGATCGGAAATGATCGTCCGCACAAGGACTCTCACTTCGCCGATACGTCTATGGGCGTGAGCGCCTACACGATGAAGCCTGCGGCAGTCCGCCAAGGTCCGCCGCCGCCGCTCACCCCCCAGCCGTTCGCCTCGATGCGCCGCCCGTGAGTGCGGAAGCCTACTAGGATCACAGGAGTTGAACATGCGAAGCAACGATTGGAGCAATATCGGGCAGGGTCGCGGGTACGCTGATCCCGCTGATGCCGTTCGCGCGGAGACTGGTGAGTACAGCGATCCGGGGCGCTCGATGCCCGTGGAGTCCAAGCTTCCACTCGTCTCTTTCCCCAAGGGGCCGGGTCCGATGCCCTTCGCCATGGTGCGGCGCGCGGGCGGGATGCGCGGGGAGTGAGCAATGGCCGACGTGTTCAAGCTGGAAGGCAGTTACTCGACACACCCCACGTCGGGCAGCCCTTCTGGTAATCCTGAGATCGACGCGCCGATCTCTGAGCGCGTTGGCCTCAAGAACAAGACTGTTGGCTACTACGAACTGACCGCAGACGCGCCGGTGAGCGTGGACTTCGGGGGGTTAGCCAACGTCAACGTCTTGTATCTCAAGACCGTAGGTGGCAAGGTCAGAGTGCGGATCACGAGCAGTGACGGCGCAACTCAGTCCATACCCGTCGACACGGTTCTCGCGATCATCTCAAAATCCGTCGCCATCACGGCTATTGACTTGACGCGTGTCGCAGGTGTCGATACGAACGTTCGTGTGTTCTTGGGAGAGCGCACCGCCTGATCCTCAACCTCTCTGACCCCGAAGGAAGCTAACCATGACAATCGCGCCCGAGACCCTCCAGAGTGTTCTGGACAAGTCTGATCCCAACACCCTCGCAGACGCCTTGCGCTTGACTGGCCTCGGCGCCCGCGCCGCGGTGGTCAAGGTGGTTGCCACCGGGCTCACTGCTGGTGCGTCATTCGACATCACGACTGCTGCGGTGAAGGCAGCATCGACCATCACCGGCATCGACCCGTTGCATACGGGGGAGCTGCTTCCGCCGATCGCGCAGGTCGTCTCGCTCCGTGTGGCAGCTTCGGGAACGCCCAACAGCGTCGGAACCTACGTTGTCGGTGATACCGGCTCCACCATGGTCTCGCCGACTGCGGGCGCGAACGTGGGCATCGCGCGACTGAGCGATGATGGGAAGACGATCACTTTCCTCACCACCGTGACCGCCTTCACGCTGACCTACGTCCCCCGCTCCAAGGTGGCCGTTACCAGCGTCTTCGCTCCCTCGGTCTGATCCACCACCCCCCCACCATTCCGCGCCGTGTAGGTCTAGTCCTTGGATGGGCCAGGGAGACTGTTACGCGACGCAAACGATCATCGAGCGCGCCCTTGCAGGCCGATAGCTTCGTCGCCACGCGAAAACGACGGCGGTGAATCAGTCGGAACTTGACGAGCTGGCCGCGATTAGGAGTGCCCGATGTCCGACGATCTGAACGCGAATCCGCAATCGCCTACGAGTCAGAGCCCAGCGCCCACCGCCACTCCGGCTGCCGATGCTGAACCGACTCCCGATCTTCTCGCCCAACCGCAGCGTCCTGCTGCCAAGGTGATCACCATCCCGAGTAACGCGATGGCGCAGATCAAGCGAGACGAGCGTGAGAAGGGTCGGAAGGCAGTGCAACTTGAACTCGAAGACCGCGCTCGCAAGGCCGGTTTCTCGAATCTGGAGGAGATGGAGATGGCCGCGAAAAGAGCCCGAAATCAGCAGCAACCCCGGCAGCAAGCGCCAGTGCAGATCACCCCGCAGACTGCGAACGCCAGCACTTCGGTGCCAAGTGAGCGGAACCTGCGACGTGCTGAGAAGGAGCGCGACCGCGCGTTGGAGGAGGTTCGAAAGGCGAATCGCTCCCGCGCTGCGGAGGAGAAGCGTCGCAAGGACGCCGAGAAGCGTGTCGCATCCATGGAAGCCGAGATGTCTCTGCGGACTGCCGCAGTCCGCGCGGGTGTCCGTGATGTGGACTACGCCTTGGAGCTACTTCGACGCAAGATCCAAGGGAAGTCGCCAGAGGAACTGCGCGCGTTCAACGAAGAGGAGTTCTTTGCCAAGGAACTCCGTGGGTCCGCACCGTACTTGTACGGCGTGACCGACTCCCCGGTGAACACGCAGACTGCTGCCACTGCTGCGCCACCCCCTGCGAAGGGCGTGCCCTCCACGATGCCTGCACCGCAGCCTGGGGCGCAGCAGAACGGCCACGGAGACCCCGTGGACGCTCGGCGCCTCTCGGGCGAGGAGTATTCCAAGCTCCTCTCCAAGCTCGGTGTTCGGCGCGCTGGGCTCTGACTCGTAGCCGAGTGTGGATTCTAGCGTTTCGACCCATCGTCATGTAGGTTAGGCCACACAACATGCGCTCACACACTGCGCGCACAAGGAAGCAGACATGCCCGACTTCTCGACAATCCTTCAGACCCCGCAGGTGCGCGCGGTCGTTCAGACCAACATCCTGGAGCGCGAGTTCCACGATGCACTCTTCCCCCGGATGCTGTTCCGTGGGGAGGCCACGCCCGTTGAGTGGCCGCTGAACGTCGGCGACTCCATGATCTTCAGCGCGCCTGGGCTCATCCCGATCGACGCGCGCCCGACCGCACCCGGAACGGACCCGACTCCGGTTCAATACTCGATCGAGCAGTGGTACGCGCAGATCCAGCAGTACAGCAGCACGATCGACACGCACATGCCGACGAGCATCTCGGCAATCGTCGATCTCTTCATGCGCAACGCGCAGCAGCTTGGCCTTCAGGCTGCGCAGACCCTCAACCGCAAAGTCCGCGATGTGGTCTACAACGCGGCGCTCAGCGGGTGGTCGGTTGCGGATGGTGCGGCTGTCGCCACGACTTCGCTTCGAGTGAAGCGCCTCAACGGCTTCACGCGTGCCCGCAACCCGAACCTGCTGACGGCATCGACTGTGCGGTTCGATCCGGTCTCGGCGTCGAACCCCTTGGCCATCCGCGTGTTTGACAACGGCGCAGAGGTGTCGCGCAACGTTGTCGCCTTCGTGCCAGATACGGCGGGCGACGAGATCGGACCCGGCGTCCTGACTTTGGACGTGGCTCTGACCAACACGCTCAACCGTGCGTATGTCTACGCCGTGGACAGCACCTTCATCGTTCGCTCCGGTGGTGGGTTCTCTGTTGACGCCCTGACGTCTACGGATCTCCCGACGCTGGCTGACGTGCGTACGGCGGTTGCTCGGTTCTGGGAGCAGAACGTCCCCGAGCATCCCGACATGCGTTTCCACGCGCATCTTGACCCTGTGTCGCAGGCCAAGATCTTCGCTGACCAGGAGTTCCAGCGCTTGATGACGGCGCTGCCTGACTACTACTCCTACAAGCAGTTCGCCCTCGGCGAGATGCTCTCGACCGTGTTCCTTCGCAACTCCGAGTGCCCGATCCCGAGCACGGTCATCGGCGGTTCGTCTGCTGCGTTCGATCTTCGCGATCCGTTCGCGGGCGAGCTGTTCGTCGGCGGCGTCACCAGCGGCATGAAGGTGCACCGAATCCTCTTCACTGCGCAGGGTGGCGTGATGGAGTACCATCAGAACCTTGACGCCCTGATCACTGAGGCTGGCCTCACGGGTGCGGTTGCTGAGCCGCGCATCACCAACAACGGCATCGAGATCCTCTCGGATCGCATCCAGATGATCATCCGCGCGCCGTTGAACCGGCTCCAGGACCAGGTCTCCACTTCGTGGAAGTTCATCGGCGACTGGCCGGTGCGTACGGACGCGGCGACCGGCGACGCCGCTCGCTACAAGCGGATGTTGGTCATCGAGCACGGCGAGTGACCGACAGCGGAGGCGGGCTAGAGCGGCTTCTCGCCGCTCGCCCGCTTCAGTCAGCTCAGCCACTCGCTCTTGGAAACGAGCTTTGTGGCGAGACGGGGGTCGCTTCGAGCTTCGGCTCGGAACATCCAAGCTCCCGTTGTTCTGTAGGAGAGATCGGTGAGCGTCTTCGGACAATCACCACCAATCAAAGACTTCGGTCAGCGATCGGCTTGGTCTCTCCGTAACGGGCGATGCAAACCCGAGTACGACTTCGCTGTCTGATCTCTGGAACCGCTAGCCTGTTTCGGCGGCATGATCACTCGCCTTAGCCGGTGAGAATCTTGGGCACTCGGGTCTTCGGATCCACAGCACTTCGGTGCTTCGCCTGCAATCTCGATCAAGCGCTGGCTGCATACGAGCTTCGTCTGCTCGCGAATCTGGACGTTAATCACCGCAGCACAACTCGATCTGATCTGCGCCGCTACTTTTTTCGAGGTGTCCCATGAGTAAGCCCTCTGATCCGCTCGCTAGTTCCAAGGTGCCCGCTGCGGCAGACCTGGAACCGTCTGTCGCCGACTCCGCGCCTCCGGGTGATGGAGAACCGACGCGGAGCAGCAAGAAGGCAGCACGGAACGACACCTCTACGAGCCCAGGGGCGGTCGGGTTGGTCGCCTCTCCCGAGCCATCCTTGCCGTTCCTGGGCGCTTCTGCCGCGACTGCCGAGTTTGAGGTGGTCGAGGCGGCTCGGTGCAGCTTGCGCGGGCAGACGCTCTCCCTTGCGGTTGGCAAGCGCATCTCGGCTGCGACGCACGGACCTGCTGCCATTGAGTTGCTCATGGAAGCAGGCGTCAAGTTGCGCGAAGTGGTACGCTAGCCTCACGCCTGAGCGTGGAGGTGCCGCGTGCTGACTGAAGAGGAAAAAGAGCGGGTTCGCTACCACCTGGGCTACATGGAGACCTCGTTCGCGGCGTCTCTACAGTTTGGGCTTCCACGACCCGTGCAGACCATCTTCATTGTCGAGCAGGCGATGAACCTGCTGGTCAACCCCTTTGCTGTCGACCGGGTTCGCCGGGTGCTCTGGACGCTCGACGACATAGAGCAGAAGCTTCAGTCTGCCCTGTGCACTCTGGTTGCGGAGCAGCTCGGTGATCTGAAGCTTCGTGGCGCAGAACCCGGTAGGACGCATCCTGACCTGCTGGAGCGTGAGTACATCCGTTGGGCGCGTAGGTTGGCAGACATTCTTGGCGTGCCGCTCTACCCGTACTCTGACCGCTTCAAGAACCGCGTGAACACCGGCAACATCTCGGTTCGAGGCTGAGTCGTGGCTGGCTGCAACTGCGCGTCCTGCGGGTTCAACCCCTGCCGCTGTGGATGCTCGGGGTTCACTGTGCTCACAGGTGCGCAGTACCAACGCACTCTTGTCTACTCACTCACACCTTGTGTGGACCAGATTCGCGACCTCTACACCTGCTTGGGGGCTCGGGCATACCAGGTGTCACTGATCTGGACTCGTTGGTCTGGCGGTGAGCGCGGAGTTGGCGTCGAAGAGCTGATTCGCCGTGAGCTGATCCTGCCGACTCCCAGAGTCGCAGATCTGAGTTCGCTTCGTCGCGACCTGCAACCCATAGGTATCGATGAGGTTGGGTCACTCCGTGTGAGCGAGATCAGCCCCCGATTCAACGAGGACTTCCTAGTCGGGCGAGCAGACGATGGCACGCCTATCCCCGATGATCAGGAGTTCTTCTGGGAGATTGCGTTCAACCGTCCGCCAGGAACGCTTGGCGTGCGGAGGCGATTCACTACCAAGTCTGCTCCTAGCTACGACCCACTGCGTTTCCAGTGGCGGATCGATCTACTCAAGGCCAGCGAAGACCGAACGCGTGAGGGAGAGCTGCAATGACTGTCGGTGTATCCGCGCGCTTTCACGTTGACGCAAAAGACCTCGGCAAGTGGGCCGCTCCGTTGGGAAAGCGGATCAATACTGTCGTTCGCGCGGGGTTGCGCAAGGGCGGGCGAGCAGCTCTGCCTGTGTTGCGTGACGCCACGGCGCGCTATCCGATCAAAGCCTTCGGCCATTTCATGCGCGGTTGGCGAGCGGAGACAGAGGGCAACCAGCTCACGCTGCTCAACATCGTTCCCTACTCGATCTTCGTTGAGAAAGGCAGGCGTCCTGGCGCGCGTCAACCCCCGGTGATGGCTCTGATTCCCTGGGTTCGTGCGATCTTGGGCGCTCCCGCGAAGCGCGAGCGCTCTGTCGCGTTCTTGGTCGCACGAGCGATTTCGCGTCGCGGTATTGCGCCTCGGCCGGTTCTGACGTCTCCCATGACGCGTCGACACGCGATGACCGTGGCGCGCAATGAGCTGATCGCCGAGTTGGACAAAGCTCTGCGTGAAGAGTTGAAGAAAGCGTCCCGGCGCGGGTGAACTTGCTGGGGCCGTGATAAGCTTGGCCGCCAGAGACAGCCGGCGTCCTGACACCCAGCAGATCTGTATTTTTGACAGGAGATGAAACGTGGCCAACGCGCTTTATGACCTCGGCAGAGAATCTTTCCTGAAGGGAGAGATCTCGTGGAACACCAACAACATCAAGGCCGTCCTCGTTGACACCGGCCTCTACACACCGAACCTGGTCACGGATCAGTTCCTCTCGTCGATCGCGGCAGGAGCCCGAGTCGCGACGAGCGCCAACCTGACCGGCAAGACGACTGCCGCAGGCGTGGCAGACGCCGACGACGTGACCTTCACAGCGGTCACTGGTGCCTCGATCGAGGCGGTGGTGCTCTACCAAGACACCGGGAGCCCGGCGACGTCGCGACTGATCGGCTACATCGACACCGCGACGGGCTTGCCAGTCACGCCCTCTGGCGGTGACATCACGGTGGTCTGGGACAGCGGCGCCAACCGCATCTTCAAGCTCTGACACAGGAAGGAGGGTCTGTAGATGGCCGACAACGTCCCGTTGCCCGCAGTATCCGGTCGCGTCGCCACCCGCGACGTGACCTATTCCGGCGAGTCTGCACAGGCTCAGGCGGTCGGCCTGGTCTTGCTCGCTGGCGCAGACGACGCGAAGGTGGCGAGCGACGTGAGCGAGGCCGCTCCGCTACCTACGCAGGAGGTCAGCAATCCGATCTCCATGCTCAACCGCATTCTTGCGGTGCTTCAGTCTCCCGCCGGCTACGACCGCAGCCTTGCGCGTCAACGCAACACGGTGGTGCTGGAGAGCGGTACCGTCACGACGGTCACGACGGTCACGACGGTCACGACGTGCTCGACAGTGACGACGGTCGGCGGTCTCACCAACATCGACGGCAGGAACGGCTCCATGCTCGTCAACCAGACCAACTTGAGCGCGTGGGCCGATTGCGTGCGCGCCCGCATCACCTGAGAGAGAAGACAGGCCATGGCCAACACCTGGAAGAAAGTGATCGATCGTATGATGTGGGCGCAAGTCGCCCCATCGCCCAACGCGCACGCAGCGGGCATGTCCATGGCCTCCGACATGCGGAACGACGCGACGCGGAACCCGTTCGCGTACTCGTTGCACAGCAACACGGTGCTCAACCGGTTCAACATCGTGACCAAGGCGTGGCAGCTCGCGAGCGCAACCCCGCTCACGGCTGGGACGTTCGCCGCGGGCAGCACCAGCGCCTTCGTTCCGAGCTTCGGAGCGGTTGGCACGCTGTCGGCGACTCTCGCAACGACCACTGCCTTCACGCTTTCGACGGCGCTCCCGACCGCTGTCGGGGTCAACATGTTGGCGAACAGGGGTGGCAGCGGGGAGTTGGGGTTCAGGATTCGGCTGATCGATCCTGCGTCCGGTAAGACCGAAGAGCGTTGGATCGTGGCGAACACCGCTGGAACCACGCCGAGGATCGTGGTGGACACGGCGCTGACGTTCACGCCGGGGGTCACTACCCGGTACGAGCTGCTGTGCGGTCGCTTGTTCATGCTGGGCGCGGGCACCACGGCGGCAGGCATCTTCCGCACGTTCGAGCCCGCATCGAACACGTTGGCGAACAGGGGCACGACCAAC